CTAAGTTTCTTTTCATACTCCGCATCATCAGATTTAAGAGCAAGAAAACGTCTATTAACTCTCTCACACGATTTATTGAAAATCATGATCAAAACTTCATAACCGGGATGATGAGCTAAATTAGCCAAAGCTGTTCGCTGTGGCATAGTTAATTCATCAAATAACAAAGGTTCTACGGACATTGTGACTCCTAACTATTGATTATATTTCTGTTGACGAACCGACTCCTGTTGTAGTCGGTTCACCAGATATTTCTGGTTGTAAAGCATGTTCTGTAGCCGCTCTGACGACTTCATTCGAAGCCTTTCCTAACTGCTCTTGTTCCTGTAAAGCCTGCTCTTGCTGGAATTTCTGCTGATTCTGAGCTTGAACAGCTTGAGCTTGACGAGCCTGAACTCCGGCAGGAGAATTTGCATCTCGCTGCTTAATTTCATCAGGAGACATAGGAATCAAGAATTCTTGACTGTACTTCCATCCAGCCGCCGCAGCATACATCTTAAATATCTGAGGATAATTCCACTTCACGCCTGCCTGAGTAAGCCCGTTATTAAATGCTGGTGCAGCAAAAAGTTGCATCAGAATAGGAAAAAATTGAGCCATTTCCTTCTTAGCACCAAGATGAGCGCCAGCGAGAACTTCATACTCTAACTGAGCATTTCTGAAATCGATATGATCTACACTCTTTATAGCGTCTTTACCCATCTTCTCGCCAAGGATTCTGTTCAAGACAGAAGTAGGTAATAAGTCATTGTTCAATTCATCCATTGTCTGAAGCCAAGGTTCAAAAACCTGACGGATGATTCGACCGATAGGATTATCCAATCTCGATGCATTAGCCTGAATTACGCCAGCCGCACCTGTTCCTGATCGCATACCAGTCGACTTAATACCAGCCGAACTAGCGCCCTGAACAACTTGCTCGTTAGCACCAGACGAAGCTGCCGCAGCCGCTTGCGACTGCTGAATAGCTTGATAAGCTGCCGCAGGTGGCGATGGCATTTCCAAAATTCTAAACGCCTTATCTACGTCATCGTCTACGTCGATAATGCCGCCCTGCTTCCACCGAATGTTCTGCGTAGGAGTATTAAATCCCTTCTTACGAACAAACGGAGGCTGCAAGCAATACGAAATCAAATCCAACGAAAGGTTTGTCACACCCTGCTCAACCAATTGTTCTGAACCGATCAAGATACCTAACCCTTGACCGTAAAAACAATCCGGAATGTTTCTCCAGTTTGCTGAGAAGAATGGAATTCGACCGTATGGATTAGCTTCATTTCGAATCAAAATATTGTGACCATCAAAAGTCATGATCACTATTACTCGTTCCTTGTCCCATCGCTCAAGAATCTCTATAGGAGTTTCTTGCGGGTTTGCCGAAGTCTTATAGCTTCGGGGAAGAGCGTGCTGTAAGTAACCATACATACCTTCCGGAATAGTCAACGTGATGTTATCTGGTCCAGAAGTAGGCTTAGAGAAATACAGCCCTCTTAAAACATCTTCATCAGGAATGTTATAACCAGGAACAGTTCGCAAACGATCCAAATCCGAAAACGTGGCGTAGTCTCTATAGATAACCCACTTTGCTTTTCTAATATCGCCAACACGAGTGCCAGGATCAACTAGAACGGTTCTGATATCACAAAACTTAATCCAAGGTCTAGAATGAAGAACTTCAACTACTTCACTGACAAACTCATCCGACTCTGCGGTATGAATAGGCTCAATTTCCTGAGTCGCACCGACGAATGTTCCGGTCTTCTTCTTTCGACTATACGTCTTTCTCTTTTCTTTATATTCGGAATAACCCCACTTCATGATTCCTGTTCCGAATAAAGACATATGCTCCGCAAACAACTCGACTTCTTCTTCAAAATGCATCAAATCAAGTTGAGTGGTAAAAAGAGCTTTCTTCGCTTCGACTACAGTCTGTGTTGTTCCGGGTCTAGGACGAAGTTCAAACGGTGGTTTCTCATAAAAGATTCCGCCCATCACCTTAGGAATGATAGAGCTAATGTGATTCGAAACCATGAACTTCGGAACGTTAGCCTGAGCTACGTTACCACCATCAAAAGCTGTACTAGCTGCTGGAGACTGATACAAAGTATCTGCTAAAGTCCAACCTGAAGGCCACTGATTTATGTTTATATAATTGTCAGCTGAAGCACAATCATCCAACACTAACTTAACAGCTGCTTGCGCCTGTAGCATAAGGATGTTAGTTTCGACATCCACACTGGTATTATCCTTAGTGATCTCTCCCGCAGGCTCTACATATAGTTTTGAAATCTCTTCTGGTGCCGGTTGAGAACTACCGGGGACTGCTCCGATTCCTGCCATACTATTTCAATCCTTAAACGTGCATTCCATTACCACCGAAGATTTTATTTCGAGGGTCATTTGAAGGTCGCACATCTTCCGGTGCTGACGGTGCCTGCGTAGGCGTAGGATCACCCCATCCACCAAAAATTCTTTTGTGAAATTCAGCTTGCGCCATTGCGATTCGCTGAGTTTCTTTTGTTTTTTCTTGAGCCTTTATATCTTCCACTGAAGGAATATACGTAGGCAAAAAGAAATACAACATTGACATGGCGTCAGGAATATCATCCTTTCGACCACGATTTCTTCTCTCACCCGTATAACGAGTTAACTGAGTAAATGCCTCATCATTCCATGCACCGAAACAAAACCAAAGCAAATCGTTTGTAAGCAATATTTCCAACTGCTTAATACGATTTCTTTTGGCGTCGGGCTCAACAGAAGGTGTTCTCCACCAAATTCGAGGCATCACATCCAAACGCTTATACCAACGATCTAACTCTATTTGAAGGAGTTCAGAACTTGGAGTCTTCTCAATCAACGTTTGTCGTGGATTCCAATCCCGATCCATCTTAACAATCTGCTGAGCTAACTCAGAAGGCGTCCAGCGACCGAAACGAACATCCAAAATTGCTAATCCCCATCGCCCATCTTTTTGATAACGTCGAGCAGCTACACCAACTGAATAATCTGAATTCTTATTATGTGTCAATGCCCAATCCCAAGCTATAAAAAGATCGCCATCTTGAGGAGCCATTGTCATAGGATACAAATGCTTACGCAATGCATCCTCAGTGAATGTTACTCTGAAAGAATCTTCAGCTTCCAAAGCAGGTTCATTCAATTGTTGACAACGGAACAACTTTTCATTATCAAGAAGCTTTCCACGAAGAACTTGAAAAGCATTCTTAGACAACTCAGGAAAAGCTAAAACCACCATTTCTTCCGTAAGTTGCTTCAGAGGTAAATCTTCAAATCCTGGTTTAACTACCCAACACGCCCGGCAAAAATACTTTAACGGCTTATCATCTCTAATAGCTATACGAGAACCATACCAATCGTCCGGAAAATATCTCGTACCGATACTGTCTGTAAACCCATGTCCATCGACTAGGTTCGAACTATTGTCTATCTGATCTTTCAACGATTCTCTAGTTTGCGTAGTTAGACAATTTTTATCGTTAACAGCATCATCGTTCTTTTTGATATCGCAATGCCAACCAGACAAACCAGAATCAATCGAGTTAACCCACAAAGTAGGTTCTACTTGACTGTGTTTTCGACATCGCAAAAGAATCGGTGTATTAGCTCTACCAGCGGCTTTCCGCAAAACATACTCAGGAAACAGAAGTTGAAAATCTGTCGGTGTTCCCTGTTCAGCTAGATAAAGGTAACCCTTAATAGCCTTCATGAAGGCGAAAGCTAATTTCTTTTCAGCCGTCATGATCAGGATACGAACATCCGGAACGTTTAGCATCCATTGAATACAATCCACTCTATTCAACGTAGACTTAAAATGTCCTCTAGAATCCAGAATCAAGGACTCTTTTGTAAGACATCCGTGTTCATCAAATCGCTCTTGACGATCAATAGCCTTATGAACATCGCCGATGGTGTATCCTTTGTAATACACACCGTCAAAATTTTTCTGAACGTACGTATCAGCTATTTCTTGGTGAACTCGACGTACAAAATCGTGCCGTAGAATATCGATACCTAGAAACAATAAATCCTTTCTAGCTTTATCTCTAAGATCAAGCCACTCTCTAAAATTACGATAAGCTCCGAGAATCTTTGAATCTAATGGCTTTGGAGTATTAGACTTCTTAGTCTTAGAACCTTTTGGACGACCACGAGGTCGTTTTACATCGTCCTCTTCTTCCTCTTCTTCTGAAGCTAACCACTCGTCTCGACCAACATAAAGCTGACCTAGCTGTGCCCAACTCAAACTCTCTGACCGTCTATCGATCTTACCAAGACTTCCTACATCAGCTAGAGGAAGTTCAGCCTCATCAAAGGGTGCTAATGTTTCACGAATAAACTGATTCTCTACTGTAACAAACTGTGCTGGAGCACTTTCTCTTACTGAGAGATCGAAGCCTAATCGTAACGCACGCTCTTTACTATACTTTCGCTCTTCTCTTGTTTCTTCTGTAGTATTGCCCATTGATCCCTCGACATTAAGCCGATGGTATCAATGATCCTGTCGGCTTTAAATTTGGCTTCTTAGCAGCTTCGCCCCATCTTTTTATTAAGGAATATGGAGCCTGCGAATATTCGTTAGCGATTACATCTGGATTTGAAACTGAGTCTCTTTGTAGAGTCTTATCAAAAGTCTCTGCTGTTTCCAAAGGATTCTTTCCTAACCCCGTCATGTCGGGCATGTTATTGCTCCGCTACTTTTCTCTGTTGAGCATTCCAATCTAACGACTTCTCAGTTTCACCCTTCGGTTTTGCTGCCGATTTTGGAGCCACCATCTTATAAGATGCACCAGAATACTCGTTGCTTAATTCATGAGGCAACGGCATAGTAGAAGTCTTTCCAGGTCTATTAGCGACTTCCGACGCTCTTTTTACATCTTCAAAAATATCCGGCATTAGCTCACCATGTCTTCTGAGTGTTTAATTTCTTTCGTTAAAGCGATAGCTTTATAACCCGACGGGTCTTGATCGTCTTTATAAACACCGACAACTCCACCGGGCGCTACTTTCACTTTGTTGTGATCGCCGTGAAGCAACTGAGACAACTCATGAATAACTGAACTATGTACAACAGCTATAGAAGGGTACTTACTAGCTTCACCCTTGTGGATGACCATCATAATCTTAGGATCGGTTCTCTTTCTAAAATCATTTAGCCGTTCACCCTGAGGAATCTTCTCATCAGGATTATCTTGATAATATCGAATCGTCGCTAAATTCTCTTTATCTTTTGGCTTCCCTGATAGCTCACCAACATTAAAAGCATCGAAATCTTTAACCATCTTAGGTTTTATCTTAGACTTCGATTTTTCTAAAATTGGTTCTATAGTTTGCAACGTTCGCTTTTTACTGCTGCGATATGCTGCGCTAAACTTTCGACTCTTGAAGAAATTACCTAACTCTTCGGCCTGCTCTTTTCCTTTATCATCCAATGATACGTCGACAGGTCCACGAAACTTTCCTGCATCATTTAATTCGGTACTACCATGCCGAACAAAATATGCGACAGGCTTTAACATATTCATGCTTTTCCTATAAGCTCTAAGTCGACTCCGTATCCCTTAGAAGTGACGAGGCGATATATACCGTCCATTTTTTCAATATAAACAGACTTTTTATAATAGATATCTGCTAATTCGAATCCCAAAATGGAACACTGAAACTTATATCCTGCCTGAACAAATGTTGGATTAGGACCATGGACTTTCAACTTAAACGGATGATCTTTACCGAACAGTTGTTTAAAATCGGTATCTGAAATTGAAACTGATGATTTAACTGAATCCATAATAGGCGTTCTCAAAAACGTTTGAAAATTATCGATAGACTCGACGCCCAAACCTACAGTTATTTGTGCTTCATTATCATCACCAAATTGCATCGTGACAATTCCTACAATCTTATGTGTGGCTAATGATATAAGAGCCGAACCCGAAGAACCTTCGCTACCAAAAATCTGAGTCATAAAATAACCCGGCACTAGGATTCCCTCAGAAGTCAAATTAGCGGATGATACTTTTCCTACACTAAGCTGTTTAGCGGCAGATAAAGCGAAATTCACATCGATGACATCATCCCCAATAGAAACACCGTCTAGCGTTCCCAAAGAAATAACCGGATAAACCTTATCTGTCTTCAATTCAAATATAGCGAAATCGAATTTTTTATCGAACATTGATTTAACAACGGTGACAGGTGTAAAATCTTCATCCACATCGTCGGCTACTGCGTAAGTATAACCTGTAGACTTACCAACACAATGACCCGCCCCAAGAAGATGGTAACCACCAGGAATTGTTTCATACGCTGTCACTGTACAAAAATCTTGAACGTGATCTTTATAAATTCCTTCTAACAGCATTGTTGCCTTAAACACATCGCCGTTAAAACCTTTTGGTGATTGAATAACCGATCCTTTCGCCGCAAGAGGAAACAAGAGAACTAAAGCCAAAGCTAACGTGGCTAATTTTTTCACACTAATACCCTAACAGAGCATAGTTTAAAGCCGCCCTCTTACAAGGTCCTCTGTTCGGCCTACTGATCTTTTCTAGCGGGACTAAAAGCTTGGCCTGTCACTGCTGCAAGGACAGTAGCAGTAAAAGCGACAAACGTTGGATCAAGGTGATGAAACCACTGAAGAATTGCACCTACACCAAATACGCCAATACAAATAGGAAGATGATAATCCTTAATATTGGTTAAAATCTTATCAAAATTCATTAGTGTTTAAAACCAGACATCGTTTGAGCAAAGTTAGCCATCTTTTGAACATGGGCATTCTTACTGTGAGTAGCCGCTTCGACCTTAGACTTAGGAATCGTTTCTCCCTCAGGAACACCTAACGCCCGGTGCAAACCACCTTTTCGAAGTTTGTGCAACGCTCTATAAAGCGAGGGATTTTTAACTCTAGCCATGTTATGCTCCCTTCATGGGAATACCAGCCTTAGCTGCTTCGGCTTCATCTACACCGTGATCTCCAGCTTCAGCTGCGCCTTCCTGCTCATCCGGCTCAGATGTGTGTTCCATCATACCGTCCATCATACCATCGTGATCAGCACGAGCGTAATCCTTGTGCTTTCCCTCTTCATGCTCGTGATGAATCGAATGTGAACCATCAGCATGATGAGTAATGTGAGTATGAGAATATTTATGAGTCTTAGCCATGATAATCTCCGTTACTTAGCATTGTGCCGATTGTTAAACTGTTCTGGAACTGCATGTTCGCCTTTCTCGTCGTGCCCACTGTCGACACCTTCCTGCCACATAGCCAAACCATTTGCTCTTGCACTTGCATTAGGCTTGTGATATGGTCTATGACCAGTTGCTTGATTAGTAGGCATTCTGTCATGAGCACCGTTAGCTGCATGACCACCTGTAACTCCACGCTTCCAATTATCTAGGGCGGCTGCTCTTGTACCCATCTGATGCTTTGCATCTTTAACAGGTACACCTGTATTCATGCCGCTGTTACCTTCAGCCTGATTAATATCAGCATCGTGATTATAACCATCTCCTGCACCCGGAGTAGCTGTAGTTACACCGATCTTATTTCCTCTTTTCGGACTGTGGTCCTTTACGTAATCTGACATATTAAATCTCCTTTTCTGCTAATACTTTAAGACCAGACTTTGCCATCTCTTCATCTGGGTTTTTCAAAATTCTCTGTGCTTCACGCCATGAAATAGACTCACCGTTGTGAGCATCACAACAATCATCCCAATCCACTTTGTTATCCGACTTTTCCATCACATCACAAATACCATCTACGCCTTTATCATCGTCCGGAACAAAATGTTTACAAGGCGCTCCACCGGCACAGCCGTTGCAATTCGTACCCGGACCCTTAGCCCACTCTAAACCAGACTGATCCGCTTTGTCCGGTCCTTGTAACGTCGCATTGTAAATAGCGTCGGAATCCTTAACTACACGAGGAAGACCACCGTTCTGATAAATACAAACCGGCGTGTACAACTCATCCTTAACCTTTACCTTATCTATGATAATGTCCGGACCCATTATCTGACATGTCTTCTGATTGATATAAAAATTTGGGCAGTTAAAACAAGACTTCGGTTGATTCTTTGTATCTTTACCGCCAACCCAACCTAACGCCCAACGTTCGATTTGAACTAACTTAGCCATTTTTCCGTGCCTTATGTGCCACCTTGTAAGACGGCAAATGCTTCTCAGAAGTAGAAGCGAACTCATGAAGCTGTTCATGACTCATTTTCTTCAAACCTTTATTACGAGCGTATAACTTTTCCGGCTCATGTTCCGCAATGGCCATCGCTACTCTTTGTGCTTTGCTTACTGCAGGCATATTAAGCTCCGTGATGACGACCAAATAAAAACATCAAACCCTGAAATGCATAGGTAACTAAAAACTTACCGTTCTCCCAATTCTTTGCTGTTTTAGCATCGTCTTTAAGATCATCAACCTGCTCTTTAAGAGCATTGTGATTAGCTATAGAAGTTTTCAAATCACCGACTATGGTTTGTTGACTCGTTTGAATCTCGCCTACTTTTTCCACCATCCATAGACGAAACTGTTCTTCTGTCTGAGGGATTTCCATGTTTACCTAAAGTTAAGCAACCGACTTTCACGGTGCCGCCCTGAATTCCACAGGCGTTGTCGAACTAGCGAACGAGAACATCTCTCAATATTCCCGAAAGTCAGAACGAAACTTTATTGCTCAAGCGCAAACTGATACATAGATGCTGAGTTACCAGCTGCTGATGTACCGAATGTTGCTCGGACAGCCAAAGCGAACGGAGCAGAACCCGGCTCAGGACCGTTGATCATACCCTGACCAACTCCACCGTTAATCAAGAAGGTATTGCTCAAACCGGAACCAACTGTCGGTACCACGTCCAATTCACCACCAACCATAATGAAAGAATATCCCTGGGCTACTGTTCCTGTTCCATCGACTTGCAACCAAGTATCAATCGACCATGGCTGAGTCGCTGTAGCGTCACCAGAAATTTCACCTGGAGCTTCTGCTGTAGAGTCAGCAATAGAAACATAAACTGGAGCAGCGATCAAATAATCCTTTGTTGCCACAAGCTCAATTCTGAACGTTGGGCAAGCAATTGTTGGATCGACTGTCACGTTACCACAAGCCATAATATGCAACTTCTGGTTATTGGAGGCGTTATTTCCCTGAGGGTAAATATATCCAACTTTAGTTGAGTTTACGTTAATCGACGGACCTGGAAGAGGAGGAAAGAACTTGGCTGTTGTACCGGTTCCACCAACTGTCACGGGGGTATTACCATTTAAAAGCAAATTACTTACTGTCTGCATGAGTCACCTTTGTGTTTCGTATAGGTATGAAACTCGCCTTGCGGCTGTTGTTCAATCCATACGTTCTTATTCAGAGACACTATTGTGCCATCTGTGATTCCAGGCACCGATGGCACCTGCGAATATCTTATCCCTCTGTA